TCTATTATAGGCATACGATATACACCAACGCACCTGTTGCCGGTAATTAGCGTGCCGCATGTACTGACTGCGCCCCTGGCATAAGCCATAATGTGAGCCATTGCGAGCGCGTATATTCCAATTGCTCTCTTTAGTCCATAATACTAAAGCTGCACTAAACTCTAATGGTGTCAGCTTATGACCAGCATAAGACTGTATTGTTTTAAGATCTACTGCACTTGCTCCAGGGCTGCCAAGCAATAGACATAGCCCTGCCAATAGATGCACAACACACCGCCGGGCTATCCCTTTCGGGCCCTGCCGTGCGCTATGCATCTTATAGGTGGTGTCAACTAACAGCGTGAATCTTGGGCGTTTCCCACAGGATAACCACACCTGTGGATAACCCCTGTGGATAACTATCTATCAAACCATAGGCTGAGAATGCGCCCAATCACTAGCCCCAATAGGAGGCCCATCCATAGATCATGCATCGTTTAACTCATGCATCATGCATACGCTCATAGCTGAGCAGGTACGACATTGCAACACCTTGACATTATCCGGCAGATTATCCGTGATAATGCGCTCAATCTGCTCGGTTATTTTCTTACATTTGCGGCACTCATAACGGATAGTTATTTGCATTCCCAACAGGCCCACCGCCTATCAACCCTGGGATCATAACGCCATCGACCTGTAGCTAACTCTCTGCGCTCGCCACATATTGAGCAGATTTCACTAGGTATTACGGCTGCCCATCCCATTACTTTACACTGGCAATCTTTGGTACCCAAGTGCCCTCAGCGTTAAGTACAAACCAATTAGCCGAGCATTGCTCGCCGCTGTTTCGATCCTTACGGCAACCCATTCCATAATATACTTTGCCATTCTTCTCACCGGATACCTCCATGCGCTCGCCATGGATGCAGTTGTAGGCATCGTAGGGTAAAGCCTCTGGCTCACTCAATGGCGCAGCCCATGCGTCATAGACATCTTGTTGCTCAGGTTTTTTTATGGCCGTCACTGTTGCTTTAAGTACCTCCGCACGCGCTTTGACTTCCTGGAGGCTTGCAATCTTTTTGCTCGGTATGCCGATAGCAATAGCGCAACGACCCCACGCACTTGTTTCAGCATTCATCAACTCACTTCCCTTGGTGTAAGGGGTGCGCCCTGGCACTTCTTCCCACGCACAGGCAATAGCCGGGCATGGGTCAAATGGATCACGATACAATGCAGCTGTATATGCAATGTAGGTAATGCCAGCGAGCTCAATAATCTTAAATGGCTCCATTGGATTTGATGGCCTGAAAACGGCTTCTGGGTACATTTCTTTAACGCGCCTAATACGCTCTGCTACATCTACATAATCATCCATCGCAAAACTCATAACATCATCCCTTCATCTAGGGCAATCCACACAATGCAGTTATTGCCCTTGGCATTTGGCCGGGTTCGACCACTATCAAAGACAAGGCCCTGTTTTACCAATGAGCCCCGTGATGGCCTAACACTGTTGCCATCGATGCGCGTAACGCTTTCTATTTCTTGATCTGTTGCCCCATCTAACCCACGGCTTTCAATGTATGAATAGACCGCGCGATTAATTGAGCCAATATGCGGCTCTACAGCTAGCAATGCTTCAAGTGATGTGCGCTGATAGGTCATAACCTGTTGGCCACATCGCGGCGCCCCACTCCCTTGCCCAAGTCAAAGCCTGCCTGGAAACCCTTATCAAGTCCTGCCTCACGGCCCATCAAATAGCCTGCATACATAATAACACTGCACATTGTTGTAATGATTGTAAAGATTGCCCAATCACTCATTTGCCGGCCTCGCCTTCGATTTTCCAATAAGCTTGGATTGTCTGATCCATGTCAAAGCGGAATTGGCCACCTATAGGCTTCATAGCTTTAATTTTGCCATCGCGTACCATGCGGCGCAATGTGCCGGATGAGATGTTAAGCATCGATGCCATCTGTGTTGTGCTCAAATATGTTGTGTCCATTAGTCGCTCCATGTTCCGGCATAATCTGTCAAAATTGTAATGTCATTTGAGATAGCAGTATCAAATAAGGCCTGGTGTGGATAATCTATTGATGTAAGGTAAGCAGCTGCCAGTAAATAATCTGCATAAGTATCACACCAAAATGCAAATTGCCAACCATAATCAACCCCTGTCTGAGGTATGACTGTCTCAAAGCGATTTTGTTTTACTTTCCAATCCGTGCCAGCCCAACGCATTTGCATCGTTGTTAGGTGGTCAAAATCCTGCGATGTAATGTCTAAGGTAATCTTCATAAACTGACCTTAACCAAGCGCAATGGGTTTGCCTTAACCCAAGCAGCTGACATGCTTTTGAATTGCTTGTCTATCTCAGCTCTTGTATATAGCTCGCAGTCATTGCAACCGCATTCAATAGCTTCATCAAACTCTTTAGATTGCTTGCTCAGCTCTGTAACTATATCTATGTGTAGATCTGCCATTCTTGACATTTGAGGCCCTTCGCTAAGTACCACCAACGGTGATATGGCTAGGATAGACGATATGGACACAATAGACAAGGTGGACAGGCTTGGGCGTGTCTAACGCTCCAGCAGGATGGTGTAAATGTGGTCAAGCCTGGCCTCTAGCCTGTTGACCTGCTCCTTTATGCTTGCCCCGTTAGCCTCTGGCCCTATTTCAGCCATGATTGAGCGCACTATGAAACGCACGGCAGCGTAGAGCCCAGACAGGATGGCCATGACACCTACGGCCAGGGCCACCCATGCCTGGACTTCCATCCTACTTTTTTACCAATCCAAATTGCTGCTCACTTGGTTGCAATGCCTTCAGGATTGGCCCAACTAGCCCGGCAATAAATGCATTTGCCAAAGTCTTTGGATCTGATATTCCTGAAAGATACAGGGCAACAGCTGATGCCAGTGCTGCTCTTACATACGACAAGGCCGCCGCTTTGAGTTGTGATTTCATAGTTCTACTCCTTGTATTTTTTTAATCAATGCCGCCACCTTGACTGCATCAATGCTAATCTCAAAATGCATCTCATCCTTACGCGATTGGTAATCGCCTCCCCATTTCAATCCCCATTTGTGTGCAAGGGCTCTCAGCATTGGCACTTTGCCCGGCTCAAATGTTCCTACCTGGCCCAATGGATGACGGCTGGCATTCAGATCGATGGCACTGCCCGATGCGTGATTGCTTAACTTATCTGTTGTGCCTCGCACCATCCTAAAACAATAACCCCAATCATCTAAGTCCCCTACATCCAATGGCTCTATTAGATTATGAAACTCTGCGCTAAAGCCTACTAACAGCGGTGCAACCTTTTCGGCACACCGGAGTTTAATTGCCGTACCAGGTACGGGATAGGATCTAATGCCTATCTCTGCCTGATCCTTAGATGCAGGCCAGCCGTTGTAACTTGTTAGCATTTAGGCATTGGTATAAGTAACGCTAACCTCGCCGCCGTTAGCCATAAGGTTATAGGGCTGAAGTTCCACCCAACCCTCTGAGCAGCCACTAAAGCCTTGACCATTCATATTGCCGTTCATACAGATAATGCTGCTTGTAGACCATCCATTATCCGATCCTGAGCCCCCAGCAGACCAGGCCACGCTACCCTGCAATATGCAGATGCCGTCCTGATACCAGCGCATAGCACAGGTAATATTAGTGTCATCGGGTGTAAAACTTAGATTAGTGCTAGCCCCTGATACTGCGCCTGCTTGTGCACCGTTAGATGCCTGCACTCTTAGATCATACTTAGTCTGATTACTTACGCTAAATTGTACTGGTCCCATTTTATCTCCTTAGTTTGTTGGTAGTTTTTTATCGTGCTCTGCATTAGAGCAAGTCCAGCGGCAAGTTGCCTCGTCTAGGATTTCTTCGGCGTGGCAATTAACTTTAGGTGCTATAAAAGCATCTCTGCCTTCATCGTATGTCATTCCAATACCTGCAAAATTAAATCTAATTTTCCCGTTGTAACTTGTACGCTTGCAAAGTTGGCCTCTAAAATTGCCATACCAAGTTTCTGTGTCTAGGCCTTCGATAGTTTCGCTTTCATCAATGCCAGTAATAACTTCTGTAACTATGCCATTTGTAATAAATGCGTAATGTGCCA